ATAATTTGTGAAAGTTGTAAATCACTACGGAATTTAACATCTATGTTAGTTCCATAGATTTTATTAAATTCTTTACAGAACTGTTTGCGGGACGCAAGAGGACTTTGTCTCATGCTTTCCGTTTCACCCATGTTTGCGGTCAGTTCTTCGGTAACTTGCCGTTCTGCTTTTTCACTTGTGTTTGCTTCAATGCCTAAATAGGTAAGGGCTTCTTGGTATACCTGCCGCTTCAAAGTCTGCATTTTATCGGCAACAAATGGCGGCTTCAAGTCCATAACATTAATAGGCTTTTCGCCATTCAGTCCATAAAATTTAGTAGTAATAATTGCAGGTTCGAAATTATCCACCTGTTTAAACATATTAGCGACGGTTAAGCGCTGGTTTTCACCGCAACTAATAATATATGGTGTTTTCTGTACATTGATATTAACATCTATTGTACGGTCAATTTTTGTTAATTTCCGGGCAAAATATAAAACAGCGGGCAGGTCTGGGCAGCGGCTATAATTAGCATACAATAAAGCCGCATCTGCCCTTGTCGGCTCTTGCCCTAATGTAATTGTATACGGGGTCAAATTCTGGGCCATGTAACCGTTATAGCCGTAAGCGTTTACCTTAGCTGGATAACCGAAAATATCCAATACACTGTTATTAGTGCAAGGCATAATTAAAAAGCTGTTTAGTGCAGTATCTTTATAGCCTACCATAAACCCGTTAAAGAATAGCACTTGTTCAATAAATTTTTCGTTGCAAGTATCTGGTAAATTTAGCCATTCAAAACGACTAATTGCGATATTGTACAGGCGGTTAAACCATGTACTATAAGTAACGCTAGTAAAATATTTTGCGTTTTCAATCCACGGGGGTCTTTGCATTTTTAACACCTCTTTTAAAGACTGTTATTCAAGCTATAATTTCCAACATCGTTTGTATGCCAAAATGTAACGCCATTATTTAACATTGCTTTTAATGCCGTTTCTGCATATTCTGGGATATTGCCGCTAACTTGTGCGCCGATTGTTTTAACATAGTTCCACGAGGGCCGCCCGGTAATATTCGGGGCTTTGATTCTACAAACTTTGTACCCAAACGCGGTAAAATATTCATCAATGATTTGTGCATATTCTGGCAAAATCTGCTTAGAAACGATTCTAATAATTAACTGCGTATCATAGACAAGTTGCGCTACGCTCTGTGTACCTGCTACTGTTTGTGAATTTAAAGAGTGCGTGCGTAAATCCATAATATTTTGCCCAATCGCAACGCCCGTGGAAATTGCTTCTCCTGCATTGCCTGTTGCGGCACTTGCACCAATGTTTACAACCTGTCCAATTAAGCCTACTGCTAATTGTGGGCCATACTGCACAAGATAATTTTGAAATTGGTTTGCGCCAAAACTCGCAGTAGGATATGCGCCTGTTGGGATTGAATGCTCAAGAGCGAAACTAGCGCCTGAACTTTCTTCTTTTTCATACCCTACGGGATAAATATAACTACTGCCTCCCGCGTATTTAGGTAATTTCAAGCGAAACCCTACAACTCTATCTGTAAACCATTCGTAACGGTACGGCGTTTCGCTACCGGCCATTACAAGCGTTAAATAATTATAGGGATAACAAAATAACTTATTATTTTTAGGAACATAGCCGCCAAACTTGACAGGACTTGCAATAGTATAAGTTTGACCACTTGCGGTGCTGCTCTCATCAGTAAGCGCAAACATAGAAATAAGACTTTCTAGTTTACCCTTGCGAGTGTAAAGTTCAACTACTCTATTTGCTTGTGCTCTATCAGTAAGAGGGATTTTATAATAGCCGGAAACTTCATTATTTTCCGCCCCCGGGGCAATAGCTGTAAACCCATCTTGCATCAATTCTTTAAAAATTTGCGTGGCATACATATACCATTTATGTGGGATATAATTATTACTGCTTGCCACGTTTACGGGGTCACCCATTACGACGTTTTCGGGTACAGTGTTAATACCGATTGTATCGTCGTTTACATGTTCCCGTTCAACATAAGACGGGTTAACAGTAGTATCATAAAACCACGTTTGGAAAATATCATAATCGAAACTAATCAAACAGGTATTATCTGCTAAATAAACTACATCAGTAATAAAGCCATAAAACCATTTATTAGAATAGCCTGTATTCTTCCACGCAATATAATTACAGTCTCGGTACTGGTCAGCCATGCCATCAACGCGAATTTGCTTTGATTTGCTAATATAACTGTATTGTGGTTTAGTGTAGGCGGCTTTACTTATAATATATGTATTTGCCGCGTTTGCACTTGCAAATAATCTAACATGGGAATAATCGCTATTCCACGGAATACCACGGCAAATATATAAACTGGTATTTTGCGTCATTGTTTCCACCTCATTGTAAATATAGAGAATTGCGGGAATTGCACCCGCTTGTACTTTTATTCTCATAAAGGCCCGGTTTCCCGGGCCAGTTATTAGGAAACTGTAATAGCGGCAGTGTCCGTCTTTTTCGGGTCAAATACGCTAGTTGCAGTAACTGTATATTCGCCACTTGCATTTGCACCAAATGCGATAAACCCGGTGTTTTCGTCGATTGTTACGTTTGTAGTTGGCGAGATAGAGAATTTAGCACCCTTGTTTGCAAATTCAGTACCGCTAACAGTTGCAACCGCAACAAGTCTATCCTGCGGTTTTGCCGTGCTTGCAACATTAACGGTAACGGCAGTAATAGACGGGGTCATGGTAGTAAAGCCAACAATATTCGCGAATGGCGACGCGGAATAAATGCGCCAAACGTGGTTGAATTCATTCCAATACAGCAGGGCCGCATTGTACTGTTCGGTAAACTGGTTCAGTACGTCATACACTTGGAACCAGTCACGACTCATTACCACAATACCAACGGTATTAAGTGCGGTCAATTCATTTTCGCTAAGTCTCCTGTACGTGGGATCATTTGCAAGCAATTCATCAAGGCGGGCAAGTTCACCGTCATTAAAGCTAAACGAATCCACAAGTACGCGCTGGCCCATGAACTGGACTTTATCCATGTTAAAGGCACTCGCCAGTACATCAACGTCAATACTTGCTTCATAATCGGCAGTCATAACAACGAAAATATCAGACGGCGACGGAATAAAGGTATTCACGCCAGCAATGTTATATTCTTTGCTCATGAACTGCAATTTGCCAGTAATGCCCTTAACCTTTTTAACTGCCGCTTTGCCGCTTGCTTCATCGTCTACCGCGTCGATAGTCGTCATTTTTACATTGCCCGGAATGAGATTCTGTGCAATGATGTATTTCATCATGATATATTCATCATAGGCCTCGCCAGAATAAAGACTATTGACAATACGCGCAATCAGGTCAGTCACGCCATCAATGGAAAGAAAAGCCTGCCGCAAATTCTGTTCACTAACAGTTGCCTTATAATACGTCTGCATGTTCAACGCATGAAACGCGGATTTAATATCAGGGTTTTCACGTTTAAACGCCTGTTCAGTTTCGTTCGTGCTATTCCAGTCATAGGAATTAGCTTTAGCAATATCAACGAAAATTTCTTCAATAGTTTCGCCATATTCCAAAAGTCCCTTTTTGGCAAACGCGAGCGGGTTAGAGTACAACTTACTGGTGACGACCACTCGGGCAATACGATTGACCAGCGCGGACACAAACTCATTCATGCGGGGCTGAAATGCAAGAATCTGTTCACCAACTGCACGGATACTTTCCGTAGTGGCCTTTGCCTGGGGCACTGCCTGATAATATTCGACGCTTGCATTATCTCGGATAGCATTAAGGATACCAACGCTGTTTGCATTAAGCTGGGATACAGTAGGTTTAATCGGCATAATAAAACACTCCTTTTATTTAAATAAAGAATTAAAAGTTATACGCTCGGGCGGGTCGTTTTCGGGTGGTTTGGGCGGGTCTGTCAGACCGGGGACTGCACCTAAAAAGCGCTCAACGTATTGCTTGCGCAATGCACTTTCATTTTCCACGGCGGCAAGACGGGCCGCTTCTCGGTTGTTGCTTTCTGTAATAATTGCGTCGTTTTCGTCTAGCAATCGTGCGGCAAGCTGGCCCTGCGTTTCAGCGTCCGCCCCTGCAAATTCTGTCAAGACTGCTTGCATTTCTTCACGTGTCATTTTTCTTTCACCTCACTTTTAATCTGTAGTTCATTTGCAAGTGCAACAAATTTTTCTTTATCTCCTGCACTAATATTATCAGCGGTAAAGCTGTAAAGTTTTGCCGCGCTTGCCTGTTTCGGATAACCGTTAAGCCCTACACGTTTAATAATATCGGGATAGTCACGGCGCATGTAGTTTTGATCACATGCTGTACTGTATACGCCGTCAACATGAACATGCGCAAAATAGTTCGTACTACCGCCATACTGCCAAATACCCCAGTCTTTTACATACTGTGGGCCATTCTTATTATAGCGTGCAACCCATTTGTCATAGGCGTCTAGCATATTTATATCTAGTCTAGATTTAAAGCCGCTAATGTCACTAGCGTAAATCATTACATAATAACCAGCATTTTCAAGATATTTGCAAAAGTCAATTGCGTTTTTGCTGGTTGCAGTT